ACAAATGACAGAGGAGATTCTGCCTGCTATTAACAAATGGTATCGCAAGAATTCGAATACTTGGAAGGCGGAGGATGACCTTGTTCGCCGTGGGCTCTGGACTGCAATGTTGCATGGCTATATGCGATTGGGTGATGTTCTGTATAGGGTTTGGTGTCTTATGTTAAGTGGGTGGGTGCTTACAACACTTGTCAACTCGATTGAGGCGTCAATCTTTCTTCAGATTGCCTATTTGATTCTTGCTTCTCAGCACAATCCTATGTTGCGGTCGCTTAGCGCGTACGACAATCGCGTTCAGGCACTTACATATGGGGATGATGTGGAGATGGCAATTAATCCAAATATTTCTTGGTTTAACCCAGAGAATATTCGCAATGCTATGCTACCATTCGGGATTTCCATCACGAATGGCAGCAAATCAGAGTCTTCGGAGGATAAGAAGCTTCGGTCATATTTTGATGTTGAGTTCCTTAAACACAGAACAATAGTGTCTGATGCCGTTCCTGGTCTCAAGTATCTTCCATTGGTTGGAGAAGAAACTACTATGAAAGTCCTTTCGTATAGTAAATCTACCCAGCCTTTGTTGGAAGCTGTGATTGTGAATGGTAATGACGCACTAACACGCATTTGGACTCAGGGTCCAGAGGTGTTTGAACTGTGGCGAGAACGTATCGTCAAGGTGTGGCAGAAGTGCGGCATTCGAGAGATTCCCATATCGTATGCCGAGCTCCGAGATCGTTGGGAAGACGGGACAGTTAGCCGAATGTTGCTTAGTTCGGCAGAGGAATTGGATTCGGTGCCTTTCATGCCCACCTATTATTCAGACGGATATGTGGAGGTGCAATCGGAAGAAGTGAAGACAGAACCTGTGCCGGAGGTTGCGACTCCAGGCCTACCTATGGGAGATAATTCATCGGCTCCCCCCCCGACGGCTTCAAAACCGGATCAGATGAACATTGGCACCACGCTGAAGCGCTATTATCCTTGTCTTTACTTCCAAGGGAGTGAGAACGAGGTTATTGGCATACCAGCTGGATATCCCTTAAAGAATAATGGAGAAGTGCTTGGCGACATCGAAGCGAGTACGGGAATGATCTTTTATTGGAAAGGCGCTTTTCGCTTCTTTCGAGGCGACTTTGCATTCAAAGGCTTTTTCACTACAGACGTCTGTGCTACTGCGACTTATGATACGTCGAACGTGGCTCCACGAAGAGTATGGGATTTAGCGAGTGCTACATACTCGCTTGACAATGGCCCTGCGGTACATGGGCAGAAAACGATTGAGTTTGTGGTTAAGACTTCAACGCTTTACCGCAATCTGGTGGTTCCGTGGTTTAGCGGAGAGATACTTGAGGATACGACTTCAGCCGGAGTCACTACCCTCTTTGTGCCAGGTCCTGCACGGACTGATCCTTCCGGAAATGGAGTTTTGTATTGCAGAGCGGTTGATGGGTTTCGGTTTTATGGCTTGTGCCGTATACCAACCCTTGCGATCGTTGGCAACAATTTTCCACATTTCGGTGGGACCCCAGTAGATGTCGCAGAATTTTTTACATTGACCCTGACTGACAGCGGACCGCTGTTTCGTTGGGATCAGAACACGATTAGTTCTTGGCAGCCTATTGTGGCTAGTACTCTCCCTGCTACGGGAGTTTCCGCATGCACCTCTTTTAAGGTTGCAACGGCTAATCTTTCAAATTTTAATTTGAGAGAGTTGGGTGTTGCGATTCAGGACAAGCAGCCGCGAAATGTCCTTACGGGCACAACGGCCACGATCTCCGTCAATGTTAATGATGTTGAGGTCTATTCTGTTCCTAAATTGCATACCATCAGCCATACACCGTCAGCGACTGTGGCTAATCCTTCAGTTATGTGGCGAGCAACGGCAAGTGTGTTGTATGTGGATATCATCCAGGGGAGTGTGCCTTTGCGTTTGGCAGACTCTACCACAGGCGTTTTCACTGTAGCGCAAGAAAACGACAATGACGAATCATGGCGACATGCAGCCGGCATCCCAGCCGACGCCATTATTGTCAATAACAACCAGAATCGTACCCTTCAAGTACCTATGACGGCTTCTTACAATGTTGATTATAGCGGGGCAACCTACTCCGTTATACGCTTCAGTAATGGGCCTGATTATGCACTTGGCTTTGGAGCAGCCTTGCTTTTTGATGAAAAACATGATGTATTTGTTTTACCTGAAAGAGGCAAGATTGTGGTCCAGAGTGGGACTGTCGAAGAGAAAGGCATGCACATGCAACTCTCGACTGGAGGGAAGGAAACTGTACCCTCACATATCACGATGGGAGAGAATGTACCCTCTAACATCGAGTTGGTTGAAAAACCGCAATTGATTGAAACTTTGACCTGGGACCCTACAATGGCCGCTGGTTCAATCATTGCTGCGTACGATTCGCCTTTCGGTCTGATTCGATCGAGGGTGATGAAGTCTGCTTTCACGCGGTATTGTTATGCTAATATGGATACGCATATTGAGCTCCGAATTACTGGCTCTCCGTTCCTTTGCGGTTCGGTCGCCATCATTTGGGCGCCTTATATGTCTATCACGGAAGCAACACTCACTTATCAAAATAACCCCAAGTCTTGGACCGTCGCGAGACATGCTGTGCTTTATGCTGGCGAAAATGAGGGCGTCTCTCTTGATGTCCCATTTCTTATGCCACGCTCGCACCTTGATCTCCGATCTAACAATACGTCAAACTCTATTGGGTGTTTTTTGGTTATGGTGTTGAATCCGATCCAGTTTGGTGCTGGCGCTATTAACACAACAATTAGCCTCAGTGTTTGGGCCAATTTTTCTCGTTCAGATTTCGCTGTTATCAATCCCACTGGCACTTCAATCGTGCCCCAAGGTGGTATTGTAAGCGGAATGCGAAAGTTAAATAATGTTTCGAATGCTGTTTTGGACGGAGTTGATCATGCCACCGGTGCAATTGATGAATTTGCCGGTAGCCTGGATTATCCTAATTCAGCGCTCAATCCTCCGCCCATGCAACCGCGTCCTTTTAGTGATGTTGCTAACACTCAACAAGTTTCCTACTCACCGGTGCTAGGCGAGAATGGTATGGGGGCTTCACTGGTAACTGCCTCCGTTACTACTAGCAGCGATGATGAGATGGATATTCGCCAGAATACTCAACGACTTGCGTATTGGAGCACTTTCTCTGTTTCGACGGTGGATGCTGTTGGTACTTCTGTATTCGTTGGAGATCTTGGACCCTGTGCAGATTTATTTCTGCTACCTGTTGGGACTAAGTTCACTCCACATGCATTAACGTACTTTTCACTTCCATTTTCTTATTGGAGGGGGGGCCTCAAGTGGCGCTTTAAAGCTGTGTGTACACGATACCACCGAGCACGATTGCAAATCTGCTCGCATGTTGGTTTCGAAGCATCTGGCTTGACAGTCGATGAGAGTTTTGGACAATATTCCGTTACATGGGATTTGTCTGGGACTAGTGACATCACGATCGTGTTTCCGTTCCGATCGACGACAGAATGGAAGAAGGTCAACAATGGAAGTCCGGCTAGTGCGCGGGACTATACGATGGGCCAGTTCAGTGTGCGAGTCTTGAACCCACCGATTGGCATTGATGGAGTTAGTAATAGCTTCCAGATTAATGCTTATTTGTGTGGTGACTATGACTATGAGCTGTGCCACCTCGGATATAATTCCATTGATTTTATTCCACAGGATATTGCTCCTACCTTATCCGTGGAAGACCGTATGAAAGGTAGGACCCAACGAGTCTGTTCGACGAAGATTCGTGTAAGATAAAGTTTGGTGTCTTTCTAAGTGGGTGCAAATGTCGGGTTTGAAGCTTCAATGATTCGCCCTTCAAATGCTAGGGCGGTTTTGTGGACATGTCCACTTTTCTCCCCTAAATTTGTGTCGAAAATCCTTTGGGCTTATACTCTTTTTGTATATCAGAAC